TTCGGCTATATGTGTGTAGTAGCTGCCCCCAAGTTCAAGTCCCACCGGTCGGCCGATGCCTCCCCTGAAGCCGTTGCCCGCAAACGAGCCGCGTCCACCAATTCATGGACAATGGACATGGACTTGGCCCATCTGTTTCAAGACAACGAGGCCCGCTTTCGGGGGTCCAGTAGGAGAGTTGCATGAGCGATACCGGCGGCACAATCGAGTCCCTTTCTTCCACCACCCTCACCCCCATCGAGAGGTGGGTGGAAGAGATCAGGATGTCCGAGCTGGAACTGAAGAAGTTCCATGAGCGGGGGCGAATGGTGACTCGACGCTTCCTGGACGAGCGCGATGCGCTCATGTCGGGGAACAAGTGGTTTAACCTGTACTACGCCAATACGGGCATCATGGAGTCGGCCCTGTACGCCCAACTCCCTAAGCCCGCAGTCACCCGCCGATTCAAAGACTATGAGGATGATGTAGCCCGAGTCGCCGCTTTGATCATCCAGCGCTCCATCACGCAGGACTTGGATGACCCCAGGGACACCTTCGACTCCACGATGCGGGCCGCGGTCCAAGACCGGCTCATCCCCGGCCTATCCATGGCCTGGCTCCGTCTGGAGACCGACACTGAGGACATTGAGAGCCCAGAGGGGGAAACGACCGAAATTGAGGGGGAGGAACCCCAGGGGCCGATGAAGTCGATCACGGACCAACGCGTGTGCGTTGATTACGTATTTTGGCAAGACTTCCTTTGGTCACCCTGCCGAGTCTGGGAGGAGCGCAGGTGGACTGGCCGTAAGGTCTACATGACCAGGGACGAACTGGTTGAGCGTTTCGGCGAAGAATTGGGGAACAAGGTCCCCCTCGACCACACGGCCACGACCTACAACAAGAACGTCCAGGGGATGACGCCCCAATATGAGGCCATCAAGAAGGCCCGAGTGTACGAGATTTGGGATAGGGAGTCTCGCAAGGTATTCTGGATCAGCAAGAGCCACCCCGAAATCCTGGATGAAAAGGACGACCCCCTGAGGCTGGTAGGGTTTGAACCCCACCCACGTCCGATGCTGGCGAACGTTACCACGTCCAACACCACCCCGCGCCCCGACTTCTACATGATCCAGGATCAGTACATTGAACTGGACGTGGTCAACAATCGCATTTCTCTGCTGATTCAGGCCTGTAAGGTCGTCGGCGTGTACGATCAGTCAGCCGTAGGCATCTCTCGGATGCTTACTGAAGGCTTCGACAACCAGTTGATTCCCGTCGACAACTGGGCCATGTTTGCCGAGAAGAACGGGCTCAAAGGGCAGATTGACTGGCTCCCCCTGGAGTCTGTCGTCGCCTCTTTGACCCAACTCAACGACGCGCGGGAGCGGATCAAGGGTCAGATTTACGAATTGACCGGTATCAGCGACATCGTCCGTGGTGCCACTAAGGCCAGTGAGACCCTCGGCGCCCAGGAGATCAAGTCCAAGTTTGCCTCCATTGCGATCAAGAAGCGCCAAGACGAGGTGGCCCGCTTCGCTGCGGACATTCTGCGGATCAAAGCGGAAATCATGATCAAGCATTTCTCCCCAGAAATGCTTCTCACGAAGTCGAACATTCTTGCTACTGGGGAGGGCAACGTCCAGTACGTTGAACAGGCTCTCCAAATGCTCCAAACTGAGGCGGGGTTTGAGTGGCGTATCCAGATCACTGCCGATTCCATTGCCCAGGCCGATTATGCGATGGAGAAGGCCGACCGCATCGAACTCCTGACGGCGGTGTCCTCGTATCTGGAGAAGGCCGGGGCGATGTTCCAGATGGTCCCCGGCTCTGCGCCGCTCCTGGTCGGCATGCTCAAGTGGGCCGTCGCCGGGTTCCGCAATGCTTCTGAAATCGAGGGGCTATTGGACAAGGAGTTGGATGCCCTGGAGAAGGCCCCCGCCCCAGAGGAGAAGCCTGATCCCGAGGTCCAGAAAGCTGAGATGGAGATGCAGACGGCTCAGCAGAAGGCCCAATTGGACATGGAGAGTAAACAAGCCGACATGCAAATGAAAGAGCGCATGAATGCTATGGAGATCCAAATGAAGCAGATGGAGCTTCAGTTCAAGGAGCGGGAACTTGACCTTCAAGCCCAGAAGATGCAGATGGAAATGGATTACGCAGGGGCGGAAGCCGCCATGAAGCAACGGACCTCCATTGAAGAGCAACGAATGAGTCTCGACGCCCAAGCTCAGCAGCATGAGCAGAAGCTGACCCAAGCGAAGGAAGTGGCCGCAAGCAAACCCAAACCCGAGAAGGTGCAGAAATGACTCGCAAGTCCTACGTCCAGATTAACGGAGTCCTCTATGAAAAAGGAACAGAGCCCCATCGTTCATCGTCGTCGCAAAGGGGACCGACGGTTGTGGGTGACCTTCCTGATTTCGTCTCTCCAATCGACGGCAAGACCTACTCTGGTCGCACTGGCCTTCGTGAGCATTGTGCACGCCACGATGTGGTTCCAAACGCAGAATTGAAAGGATTACCCACCCTCACCGCTTCCAGTGATCAGCGAAGTCCTGAACAGAAGAGAGCGTCTGCCGAACACCGTAAGCAGACCATTATCAACCTAGTCAACAACCACCTTAGGTGATGCCATGACTGAAGAAGTACTTGACCGCCGTGCCGTCCTATCTGCCGCTATGGATGCAGTGGAGCCCGAAGAAACACCTGAAGCGACTCCTGCTCCCACGCCGGAAGCCTCAGTTACCCCCCCTCCCGAGTCCGACGCTCCTAGCCCTACCCACGAGGAAACGGGGAAGCCCCCCGTAGCGCCTGAATCTGAGGTCGAAAAGCCCGATTCCACCACCTTTGCGGTGGACAAGGCCCCGCAGTCGTGGCGTGCCCCGCAGAAGGCCAAATGGGACAAGCTGGACCCAGATGTCCGCCAAGAGGTCATGCGCCGGGAGCGTGAGATCACTAAGACATTGGGAGAAACCTCCCAGGCCCGTCAGTTCTCCCACCAGTTCAACGAGGCGGTCCAACCCTACCAGGCCCACCTTCAAGCAAGGGGGGCCGCGCCCCTGGCCGCATTCCAGGAGTTGCTCAAAGCCGACTACATGTTGACTACGGCACCCAAGGACCAGCGCGCTCAGTTCATGGCGAAGTTGATCCAGGACTACAGGGTTGACGTCGCGGAACTGGACGCAGCTTTGGCCGGGACGGTCAGCGCTGATCCGGTGGCCTCCAAGGTCGAGCAATTGTTGCAGGAACGGTTGGCCCCCTTCCAGCAGTATATGACGGCTCAGCAAGCTCGCGAGCAACAGGTCGCCCAAGCCAGTTCGGCCAAAATGGCTCAAGAGCTTGAGAACATGGCCGTTGACCCCAAGTTTCCCCACTTCCAAGAGGTACGCGGAGACATGGCCGATGTGGTCGAACTGGCGGCGAAAAAAGGGCTTTACTTATCGCTCCCAGAAGCGTATACTCGCGCTATTGCTTTGAATCCTGAGGTTAGCCAGCAGGTTGCTGCTAAACGTGAAGAGGATGCCAGGAAGGCTTCAGCCCTAGCTGCGAACGCTAAGGCCCAGAAGGCACTGAAGGCTTCTGTCTCGGTTGGCGGCTCTCCTGGGGGTCTACCGTCTGGAGCATCATTGGCAAGTGATCGTAGGTCTTTGATTTCTGCGGCGTTCAACGAAATGGAAGGAAGGTGATAATGGCACTCTCTGCCTTTGTCGGCCGCATCCTTGGCCCATCCTCGTTCCCGTACAGGCCACCCGGTTACATTTCGCCCTTGTCCTCCCCGGTGTTTCCCTCAATTAAGATTGGATAAATCATGGCTTTCCCAGGCTCCGCAGGCACGATCACTGACGTGATCGCGACCACCATCCAGAACCGTTCCGGCATCGTCGCCGACAACGTGACCTCCAACAACGCGCTTCTGATGAAGTTGAAGCAGCGCGGCAACATCAAGACGTTCTCTGGCGGCAATACCATCTTCCAAGAACTGTCGTTCGCCTCTAACGGCAACGCCGGCTGGTACTCGGGCTATGAGACCCTGCCCATCGCCGCGCAGGACGTCATCAGTTCCGCCGAGTACGTCATCAAGCAAGCCGCTTGTCCGGTGACCATCAGCGGTCTGGAGCAACTCCAGAATGCCGGCAAAGAGCGGATCATTGACCTGCTCGATGCTCGCCTGGAGGTGGCCGAGTCCTCGATGGCTAATCTGATCGCCTCGGGTCTGTACTCTGACGGCTCCGCTGCCGGCGGCAAGCAGATCGACGGTCTGCTGAAACAGGTTAGCACGACCCCGACCAACGTGGTCGGCGGCATCGACCGCTCCACCTGGCTGTTCTGGAAGAACCAGTACTTCCGCATGACCGCGACTGGCGGCGCGGCTGCTTCGGCGGCCAACGTCCAGACGTACTTCAACCGGATGTGGTCCAGTCTGGTCCGCGGCAACGACCGCCCCGACCTGATCCTGGTCGACAACATCCTGTGGTCGTTCTACATGCAGTCTCTGCAGAGCATCCAGCGCTTCACCGGCACTGAGACGGCAAAGCTCGGCTTCGTGTCGGTCAAGTACATGGACGCTGACGTGGTGCTCGACGGCGGCATGCAGATCAACTGGACCTCGACGGGCGCTGCCGGCACCGCGCCGAGCTCCACCCCGGCCACCAGCGCGTACTTCCTGAACACCAAGTACCTGTTCTATCGTCCGCACGCCAGCCGGAACATGGTCGCCTTGTCGCCGGGTCAGCGCTACTCGGTCAACCAAGACGCTGCGGTGCAAATCCTGGCTTGGGCCGGTAACCTGACTTCGTCGGGTCTCCAGTTCCAAGGTCGTATGGACAACACCTAAGGAGTGAACCATGGGAGCCGCACTTGCTTGCTCTCCGATTGCCAAGGGTAGCACGGATGTCACCTATCCGGTCCCTGGCATCGGCAACTACGTTCAGGCCTCCACGCCGCCGCCTGGCCCCGAGTCTTGGGGCCCTGCGATCGGGGTGAACGGAACCACCTTCTATAGCTACGATGCTATGGGGGAGGATTTCTCGACGTCTGGTGGTATCAATTTCCCGGCTGACAGCGGTGCCGCCGCTGGGAAGGTAGCTCGTTGGGCGAAGAACACTGCAAACCTCACGGTTCCTGCAGACGGTCTTTGCTCGGTGAGCGCTGGTGGGGTGGCTACAGCTACCCCCACTACGGGCCTGTACAAGTCGTACGTCCCATCCGCCACGGTGATCCCGGCCAACAGCTGGGGCTGGTACTTCTTGGTGTAGCAATATGCCAATCTCCAACCTGCGGAATCTGGTTGAGGACGCTATTGCGGACCTCGGGATGCAAGATAAATTGGTGGCGGACATTACGTCGCTGCTGACCGATCCCGAATATGTGCCGTCCCAAGACCTTCTGCGTTTCGCAGGTTACACTCCGGCTCTGTTCGAGGAAATCCCCTTGCGCAGAGCCGGGGTTCTTGCCAACCTAGCACGAATCGTGCTGCTTTAACTCGGAACAATCATGTCCACCGACACCATCGACTACCAGATGAATTTTGAAGCCAACGAGCAATCTGAGGCTGACAAGAAGTTGCTTGTGGCGTTCTACACGGAGCCGCTCCACAACGAGTCCAAGTCCATCGAAGCCGGTCGTCCGATCTATGACGACACGGAAATGATCAAGATCATGTTCCCCGGCCAGCGGGACACCGTGAACTCTATGGTCAATAGCGAGTACATTTCTCGCTTCCCCGGTCAGTACGCCCGCTACAAGCGCGGTCAGGAGCAGATCGGCGACGGGACCCCCCTGACCCAGTTGCCCTGGTTGTCGCCGGCGCAGATTGCTGAGTTCAAGGCGGTCAACTGCCATACCGTCGAGCAACTGGTCGGGATGCCCGATAGCGTGTCCCAGAAATTCATGGGGCACCAGGCCATCAAGCAGCGTGCGGAGCAGTATCTGAAGTTCGCTAAGGATGCGGCCCCGATGCTGAAGATGACCGCGGAGTTGGAGAAGCGTGACGAGCAAATTGCTGAGTTGCAACGCGCGGTTGAAGCCATGCGTGCTGTAGCTACAGCACCACCTAAGGCAAAGTAGTATGGCGTCCATTGGTTATTTTAATGCTTTTAACTGGGCTATCGACGCTACAGAGGTCGGTAGCCTTGTTTTTGGCAACACTACAGTAGCCCAGCAGAACCAGAACACGCTGACACTTCAGTCTGTTCTCAATAGTGGTGGCGATCTGCGCATCACTGTTCCGGGCACCTATCTGTTTAATACAACCAATGGCCCGCTTACAATACTTAGCAATACCAGTCTTTATCTCGGGACGGGTGTCGAGCTAAAGACAGCAGACGGCTCCCCCTCCGCGCTACTTACCAATGCCGCAGCGCGTAGTACTGGCACTGTAGTTCCCGGTGCTAACATTTCCTATGCTGCGTGGACTGAAGGTGGCGGGTATATCGCAGTTCTTACCAATTTGGCACAAGCAACCGCAGCTAACTTTCCAGTAGGCTCATGGATTTCTGTTGTAATAGGTGGGGAAGGCGCGCTTGGAGCCGCCGGAACTGCTTGGGCCAGTCGTGGCTACCGAGGGGTTCAGCGCGTAGTTAAACAAGTTCTTGCTGGCGCAGCTAGCTCTATTTCGTATACTATAGATTTCATCTATCCCGGTAGTGCTCCATCAACCAATCCGGCTACAATCTATAGGGCAGATGAAAATATTCGGCTTTGGGGTCAAGGAATTATCAATGGTAACAGTGCTGCGGCAAGTACCGCGTACGTTACGGGCGATCCACGGGGTGTAGTGGTTTGGTGGCGACACCTTACCAATATTGTAGTTGAGGACATCCGGTTTAGGCGTGGAGTTACGTGGACCATGGGGTCCAACTACGTCAGAAACTACACCGTAACGCACATTGGTGGTGATACTCGACTACCCGTAGGTCAGTTGCCAACAGCTGATTTGGTACACTTGTCTGGCAATCACCAACAGGTGCTAGTCGACACCATAGATATTGGGTGCGAAGATAATCCAATTGGAATGACTATAGACTGTACCATTGGCACTCTTTATAATTTCCCGTACCAGAATCCGGGGGACATGACAGATATTATAGTACGAAATGTCTGTACTGCAACCCCTGGTGGTATGATTGCTATGTACGGCCCAGCTGCATATTGGTACCGAAATATCTTCATTGACAACCCTAGTGGGGCTAGCGGTTCAGCCGCGCTTCAGCTTTCAAACTACGCACCTACCAACCAAAATAAGTTGTCAATTGACTCACTTACATTTGCCAATGCGCGTACTTATGCAAATGTAATGGTTGAATGTTTAACCGCAAATGTTGAAATTGGTACGTTGCTAATTGAAAATGTGTTGACTCCGCGTGAGGATATTCGGGCTATCCAATTTGGGTCTACGTGTAGTGGCACTATACGTTCGCTGATCCTGCGCAATGTAAATACGTTCCCAGCCAATAATGTAAACTTCACACGCACAGTCCCTTTGGTTACGTTTGGGGGGATGAACATTACTGCATTGGCGATTGCTAATAGCGAAGTCATTGTATTAGCTGCAAACGTAAAGGCATTTGAGGCAGACGGTACGGGCAACATTGGGAAAGTTGGTATTCGAGATTGTTCTGCTACGGGCACAGGTACTGCAGCAGTATGGGGCGATACCGGTGCAGGTACCGCTGCGGTTCCTGTCTATAATAACGCCACATATAACGGTGTTGCTCTATGAGCTACTGGTCTGCTATTACTGTTCTTAACCAG